TCTACAGGGGTCATCGTCGCTTGCGGGAAACCCTTTTTATAAGACGCCGTATTGGCTAAAGCATCAGGTTCGGCGGAAACAGGAATGCTGTTTTTCAAACCTTCATCGGCAAATGGTGTGATCAACAATTTTGGCATAGTCATTTATTTTTACTCCAAATAAAAAACCCCGCTGTCAAACGGGGTTAGGTTCGCTTCTTTAAAGCCAAAATACTGCCCGGCTTTGGGTTCAAAAAAATCTACCAAGACTCCGGACGGCCTTGGCAAAATATCAGACTGGAAAATAATCGCCCTTTCAGTCGGCGTGAGATTAAATTCAAATACATACCGTGCCTTCATTGTGCCTATTTTTAAGAAATAGGCACGCCCCCGGCCGCCGAACAACGAAATTAAAAGGCGGTTGATATTGTATGCCGTTGCATACATGATGTTTTTCATCGCCTTAATCATAATTAGCTTCCGATAGGCATCATCGGCCAATGTATAAACATCCGTCGTGCCGTCGCCGACACTCCAAATACCATTATCAAAGTTTAAAAACCCATCGGCGAATCCCAAATGCTTGTTTTTAGGCGTAACCTTAAAATCCCTGCTAATACCGACAATCCGCCCCCACACATCAAGGCCGTAGCCTTTGGCCGTCTCAACATTCCAAATCATATGATAAAACGCCTGCAAATGCTCACGCGGGCAAATGCAGTCGTTCAACCTATGAATCATCTCCAGCAATACCGGGCTATGCGCATACTGGCTGATGATAGTTTTATCAACGTCAATCATGCCGACACCACCTCAATACTGCCAAACGAAATAGTAGGGATGCTGCCGATGCCTACCTTGACCTCTTCCCTCCAATTTGTGCGTTTATCACTGATTTGGATATCCAGCAGCCGGATGTTTTCCAATGCCAAAACCGGCTGGAAAAAATCGGCAGAAAATACAGATTGACCGATACGGGAAAGATTCAGATTGGCAAAATGCCGAATAATCGCATTCTGAATTTTGATTTCGTAACCCAGTGCCGCTCCGGGTGCTACCGTTACTTTAAAATACACCGGTACTTCTTCAGGCCGATGGAATTTCACTTCATAAGATGGCTTCGGATCTATATAGTTGTGGTCATAAACAATTACGGTCGTATTCCCGTTGTAATCGCATCCGTTGCCTGTATACCGCCAGATTTGTTCGGCAATTTGCGTATCATTCCCGCCGCGGACGGCAACATAAATGCTGTGCGGATTAAGCGTTACCCCGCCAATACTGATAGCTTCGTCTTTCGGGTTATCGACCACATACACATCACTCACCCCGTCAAGCTGTGCGACGTTGGAGTACACGGACTGCGGCGTTCCGTGTGCATTTGCGGCCACCGACTGCTGCCGGCGGCGGCGGAAATCTGCGCGGCTTTCCAATTCCCTTCCCGGGATGGCGGGGCGCGGATTATTGACGCGGTCAAGCCCGGTAATTGTTCTGATAGGCTGGTTTACCGTATTGGCGGCGGCCGATACCACGCCGGCGGCGGTAAAAATACCCATCCCCTTGCCGCCTTCCAAAATAGAGGATTCATCCCTCAATATCCATTGCACGCCACGTGTGTCCAATACGGCGAAACCTTTAGGGATGATTGTTCCGGCAAGGCCGATAAACTCACATTCGACTGATGAATCCACGGCTTTTTTCCGCTCCAAAAAATAGATTTTGGCAATCGCATCCTGCATGATGCCGTCTGCGTAATCGGGATTGATTTGATTGACCAGTTCGGCTATCAAATCATTTTTGTCGGCAATCACGGCGGCCAGCGACGAAGCAAGCTGCCCTTGCGGCGTTTCCAGACTTTCGGTATTCAGCCCGCCGCCGAACGCGGCATTGATGTCGGCCAGCACGCCCGATAAAATTTCTTGATGGGTCGGCAGCTTCAGGCCGCTGTCGGTAATCTGTATTTTAGGTACGTTCGTCATAGCGTTATCTCATATTGTTTCTGCGTGTCGTCGGTAAATTTCAGACGGCCTGACAGGACGCGGTCATTCATCTGCTCCATCTCCACATCTGCCGCCACCACGCCGGGAACAGTCATTGCAGCCTGTATCAGGCGGTGCCGGTACAGCGCGAACGACTGCTTTTTGCCCAGCGTTTCTTCAAAATAGGGGATGCCCTTCTCCGTGTCGTAATACAACTCGCCCGCAAACAGGCGGCACGCCGAGGCCACGTCCTGCGCCTTGGCGTAAGGGTCTTTCGCCATCGCGATATTGCCCGCCGCGTCTAAAACCAAATCCCAGCTTTGCGGGTCAAGATAGAGGGTATTCATTGCGGTTCTCCCGTGTTGCCGCCGCCGGGCTGCACGCCTTTGTGGACGTGGTGCAGCAGGCTGACACCATTCGCCGTCATGTCGCCGTCGGCAGAAATCCCCCCGCCGCCCGTGAATTGCGCCGCGGCTTGAGTATTGGCCTGAAAGGTTTGCGAGGTGCTGCTTACGCCGCCTTGTGCTTTCAGGCGGATATTGCCCGCCTCCATCTCAATATCGCCGGGCGAAAACAGTTTTATGCCGCCTTTGGAAAACATGATGTATTGATTGGGCGTGCCGTTCAGGAAGCCGCCGAAATATAGGCCGTCTGAAAAATCAAAACGCCGCAGGCTTTGCGGCGCAGACGGCGTTTTATTCTGTTTGACGGCGGAAATATCCCTGCTGCAAAACCCGCACATGCCTATATCCCCCGGCTCGGGGTCAATAATCACGGCGTTCCCACCCCCTTGCAGGCGGAAATACGGGATATTGTAGATAATGCCGTGCGGCGTAATTTCCCCGCCGCCGCTGACTTGGGCAACCAACGGCTGCACGTCCACCAGCCCGACGGGAGCCAGCCCGCCCGCTTTGGTTTTCACCACCCGCACCAGCGTGACGGTTTGGATGCGCGAGACGATGCCCGACACGAT